GAAATTTAGAAAAAGTTGTTTTGTTTCTTCATAATTACACTGCCCCTTTGTCTTATGAAGACTCAAAATTACTCTATCAAATGACTCTTTCCCCCAAATGTTAAGATCTTCTTTGAGCTCAGGACAGGATCCGTAATATGCTTTCCAATCGGACTCTGACTTAACTTTTCTAGATTTTCCTCTTGGTGTGCGGAAAGACCAGAAATACTTTCTACCAATATAACTACGACCAGTTTTATCGCAGTGTATATGATAAACAAAACCAAAATAATCTTGAATATCAGAAGACTCAAAAATTTCCCCATTGTAGATCCAGGGATTTTCATAACTCATACTATAGAATCTTTATGAGCTATTATTTATCTTCAACCCTAGCAAAGCGATTCTAGCAATAAAAAAGCACCTCGTCAAGAGGTGCTTTGAATTATGTTAGAATTTACTCATCTATTTCTTTGACGCTCAATATAAGCATCAAGTTCTGCCTTTCTTTGCTCTGGAGTTTTTTTAGCATTATCTGATCTAACTTTTTCTACTGCTGCCTTAAAAGCAGGATCAGTATTTGGTTTAGATTTAGCATAGACGTTCATAGGTCCAGAAGCAGGACGACCTCTTGGATCCATACGAGTTTCAACAATTGCTTGAATAGATTCAGAATTCATTTGAGTCATAATGTATTGTGCTTCAGAGACTGTTTCCGCGTGACCAGTCTGAAGAAGGTACTCAAGAACAACATCATAGATTTCAACTTTATTTTTATAATCAAAACTTTCAGCACTTACACCAGTCTTCTTCTGTCTTTCTGCCTTTTTGCCTTTTGGTTTTCCACCAGGAGCACTTGGACCACCATGCGAATCTGGATCATATCCAGTATGTCCGTATTCATCACCACCTCTTGCATAGTCTCTATCACTTTGGGTCATTCCTTTTCTTCCACCAGAAGTATGAAAAGGTTTGGTTGACTTCTTACCTCTATTTCCTGCATCAGGATTAAGAGTTCTGTAGTGGTGTTTTTCGGCAGATTTTACTTGTTTAGTTTTATCACCTCTTTTTGCAAATCCACTTGCAGGTGTTTCTCTTCTCTTATTAGCAAGTTTCCCATAAGCAGCAGTTGCTTTTGGAGTTTGTCCATAAGAACCTTCTGCTTCATGAATTTCTACTTCTTCACCAAGTCTAGAAGCGGCACCGGCTGCCCTTTGAGCAACCTTACCAATACCTGTAGCAGCGGCACGAAGACCACCACCGATCATTTTCTTAATTCCACCCTTGACCTCTGCCTTCTTCTTCTGGACGGTGCTAGAGACCGCATGAGTAGCAGCACGACCCGCTCTTCTTGCCTCGTCTTTAGCGATTGAAGCAGCGATGCCAGCAGCTGCCTTGGCACCCTTTGCCTTTGCTTGTACACGCTTTACAGCGCCTGTTACCGCTGCCTTACGTGCCGAAGACTTCATACCACCAAGTCTTTCTTTGGCGCGTTCTTTTCTCTGCTCTGGACTTTCAGTGTCACTACCATAAGTAACCTTTGCCTCATCGATGTAAAGAAATGCGGCATTTTGTACAGCAGTGGATGCTTCGTCAAGTGTGTATCCAAACTCAACACATTCTTGAATGAGTTCCTCTACAACTTCTTCAATCATTTCACAGGAGATTCCATCCCCCTCTTCATAGATATTTTGATAAGAATCATATAATGCTTTTAATTCAGATCCTAACATTTTTATACTTACAGGAATTCCTGTGAGTATTTATAAAAAAAGAGGGTCCAAAGACCCTCATTTCACATCATCATTACATTTACCCAACCATTCTTTTTTGTAATCATAATCACCAAACAAATATTCATCACATTCTGCTGCTTCTTGGTATGCGTTCAGGATTGCCTGCTCGCACCATTCATCATAGTTGGAATCCCGAGAAAGTATCTTTGGTAACATCTTGTTTAATCCCCCCTACAATGTATGATTCAACTTCGGTTTCCTGTGGTGCCACTTGGAGACCCTTGGAGGAAATCCAGTGCTCGGTCCAAGGAAGCGGATTATTCTTTGCAGAAATATCATAAAGTGGTTTGAGTCCAATTGCTTTCATTCTACGGTTTGCAATCCATTCGACATACTGTTGTAGCAATTTGTCATTCAGACCAATCATTGATCCATCCTTGAACAGATACTCTGCCCAAAGTTTTTCTTGATTGACAGCATTCTCAAAGGTCTTATAGAACCATTGCTCCTCTTCTTTGGAAATACGTACCATATCAGGATCATCACCTTCTTTCCACTTATTCAGAATATTTTGAGTGATAACCAAGTGCTGGTTCTCATCACGGGCAATTAGCGAGATGATTTTTGCACTTCCCTCCATAAGCTTGAGTTCGCCAAACGCAAAACTACAAGCGAAGCTGACGTAAAAGCGAATACCTTCAAGAATATTAACGTTTGCAACTGCTCTGAAAAGTTTTCTCTTGAGTTCATACCTTGCCTCTTGTGCGTATGGTACTTGTTCCAAAGCGTGAACCCACTCATCAGAATTATCATAGCGATGAGCACTATTGATGAAATCGTTATATGCTTGAGTAACACTCACAGCACGTTCCATAATACGATCCTCTTTCAGAATCGTATCAAAGACTTCAGATGGGTCCGAATAAACGTTCTTGATGATATAAGTGTATGAGCGGGAGTGGATCATTTCCATAAACTCCCATACCTTCATACACGCTTCCAGTTCAGGCAGTGAACAGTATGGAGCAAACGCCATACCAGGTCCACGACCCTGAACGGAATCCAGCATCACCTGATACTTCAGGTTACTGGTGAAGATGTGCTTTTGCTCTGGGCGTAGCATATGATAGTCGCTACGGTCTTTTTGAAGAGAAACCTCTTCGGGTCTCCAGAAATAACCCAATTGTTGCGTTGTTAGTTTATCAAAAATTGGATACTTGTAAGAATCATATCTTTGTATTCCTAGTGGTTGTCCAAAAAACATAGGTTGCTTTTTGGTGTCTACTTCTTGAGGGTTAAAGACGGTCATTGATTCGACCACTGCTTTTTCCTCCAAACCGGTTTTAAATCTTACAAGACTCACAATCTTCCTCCTCTGAATCTAGAATATCGGAAATTAAATTCTCAAGAGACTGTTTGGTTTCTTCAACCTCATCAGTCTTATGATCATAAGTATTTTGATAGTAACTGGTTTTCCAGCCGTACTTATATGTAGTTAAAAGGTCCTGTGCCATTACTGAAGTAGGAACTTCATTATCGGCATAATTTTCGGGATTATAGGACCAGTTTCCAGAAATCGCTTGATCGAAGAATTTTTGCATAACAGCAACAATATGAATATACCCGCGATTGCTAGGCATATCCCACAGTAGCGTATAATTGTTCTTAAGCGTTTGATACTGGGGAACAATCTGCTTGAGTGGTCCCTTTTTCGACTTCTTAATGGACAAGTATCCGCGAGGTGGTTCGATTCCGTTGGTTGCGTTTGACACAACGGAACTGCTCTCCGATGGCATCTGTGCGGACAATGTTGAGTTCCGTACCCCGTATTTGAGTACCTGCTCTCTAAGATGCTCCCAATCATACTTTAATTCGTTAGGTACAATTTCGTCTACATCTCTCTTGTAAGTATCTATAGGGAGAATGCCATTGCCGTATTTGGTTCTGTGTGAATATTCACAGGGACCTTTTTCCTTGGCAAGATCAACAGTTGCCTGAATCAGATAATACTGGAATGCCTCAGTCAGATCGTGGATCAGTTTCCAGGCACCAGGATCATCATAATGCTCACCGTGCTTGGCGAGATAGTGAGCAAGACCAATGAAACCTACCCCAAGTGAACGACGTGCCCTTGTGGCGATTTCTGCTGCTTTGACGGGGTATCCTTGAAAATCAATGAGTTCATCAAGACTCCTAACAGCAAGATCACAAAGAACTTCAAGATCCTCAAGATCCCTGATTTTGCCAACATTAATAGCAGAAAGGATGCAAAGAGCAATTTCACCATCAGGATCATCAATATGCTGAATAGGTTTGGTAGGCAGAGTAATTTCTTGACACAGATTACTCATCTCAACTTTATCCATAAAGGAAGAGTGGGAGTTGCAGTGGTCAATGTTCATAATGTAAACACGACCAGTTTCAGCACGTTCTTTCAGGAGGTCCAGAAAGAGTTCTTGAGCTCCGATAGTCTTTCTTGGAATAGACTCATCTCGTTCATAACGTACATACAACTCGTCAAAAGCATCAGTTCCAAAAGCATCATACAGACCAGGAACGGAGTGAGGAGAGAAGAGCGAGACCTCTTCATTGCGGATGAATCGTTCATAGAACAGTTTGGAGATTTGGATAGAATAGTCTAACTTACGAACGCGATTATCTTCGGTTCCTTTATTATTTTTTAGTACTAGGATGTCTTCTATTTCTTGGTGCCAGATTGGGAAGTGGACTGTCGCACTTCCTCCTCGTATGCCATTTTGCGTACAACAACGGACAGTTGCTTCAAACTTTTTGAGAAACGGTACAACGCCAGTGTGCTGGACTTCACCACCTCTGATTTTAGCGTTGATGCCCCTGATGCGACCTGCGTTGATACCGATACCCGCCCTTTGTGCAACATATCTGCCAATAGCCATATCGCTAGTAAAGATACTATCGAGGGTGTCATCAACATCAACAAGGACACAGCTAGCGTATTGTCTAAGTGGCGTTCGCACTCCTGCCATGATGGGGGTCGGAATGTTGATTTTGTGCTTTGAGATTGCATCGTAGTACTTCCTAACGTAATCTAAACGTGTTTCCTTAGGATACTTGGAGAAGATGGTTGCCGCAATCAAAAGGTACATAAACTGTGGCGTTTCATAAAGTGCCCCAGTGCTTCTGTCCTGCACGAGGTACTTATCAACGACCTGACGTAAACCTGCGTAAGTAAACAGATAGTCACGACTATGATCAATGAACGACTCAAGTTTTTCAAACTCTTCATCAGAATACAGTGACAAGATCTCGGTGTCATATACGCCTCTGCCCACACAACGCTCTACATGCTGTTTTACAGTAGGACAGTCATAGATACCACCAAACAACTGCTTACGAAGGGCAAACAGCAGCAGGCGGGCGGCAACGAACTGATAATTGGGATGTTCAAGATCAATCAGGTCAGAAGCAGAACGAATCAGAATCTCCTGAATCTCTGCTGTTGTAATGCCGTCATAAAATTGAATACCAGACTGCATCTCAACTTGTGATGCAGATACATTTGCGAGGTCCTTACATGCTTCTTCCACCATAACGTGGAGTTTATTTAAATCAAGAGGTTCAGTTTTACCGTTCCTTTTAACGACTTTTGTTCCGTTGCTCATATTTTCTTCCAGTTGTTAAACTTAATTTTTGCTTCTAAACCTGTGTATGTATTTGATTTTAACACATCCATAACATTAAGTCCAGTGAGCACCATATCATTGATATCTTTTTGCTCAATGGATGTTGGCCAAATAATCACCTTATCTCCTCTGTTGATGGTTTTTTCAATTCGGTTGACGATTTCTCGGTTACGTGGTTCGTTATCAAAAACGTAAATATAATTGCCCCAACCAAACGACCCAATATCAACGTCGGACCCACACATAGCAACAGCATTTTGTATAAACGTGGAGTCGAAGGGTCCCTCAACGATGTAAATGGGTTGCGAAGAATCCACTTTGTCAAGACCATAAATCTCC